GAAAGAGAAGATTATAAACCTAATAATAAAGGGGCAAATGAGTAATACAGAAAAAAGAGCTTTTGAAAGCTCAATAGAAATACGAATGAATGAGGATGGCACGGAAAGCCGTACAATTACTGGCTATGGTGCAGTATTCAACAAATGGTCTAGTAATTTAGGCTGGTTTAGAGAAAAAATGGATCGAACTGCATTTGACAATGTAGATATGTCAGGTGTGATTGCGACATTCAACCATGACTTTAACAACGTTTTAGCACGTTCAGACTCCGATACTTTACGGTTGTCGGTTGACGATTACGGTCTAAGATACGAGTTTGAAGCACCTAACACAACGGCTGGCAATGACTTGTTAGAAAATGTGAGAGTTGGTAATGTAAAGGGTTCTAGTTTCATGTTTACTGTAGCTGATAGCGGCACGGAATGGAGAAAGGGCGAAGATGGAATGGATGAGCGTACTATTAAGCAAGTTGAAAGACTTATTGAGTTAGGTCCAGTAACAGTTCCAGCCTACCCAGATACAACGGTAGCAAAACGAGATTTAGAATCAGCGAAAGAAGCTGAGAAGAAAGAAGATATGTGTTCTGTGGTTGACACCGAGCGCAAATACAAACAATTAAGAGCGAAAATTTAAATGAAAAATTCAAAACAACTGCGTGAGGAGCGGTCTACAGTAGACTCTCAAATCACGGAATTACGCAAAAAATACGAAGGTTCAGAGATGACCGAAGCAGATGCTACGGAATTTGATAGCCTTGTTGAGCGTATGGAGACACTTTCTGACGACATTGAAAAGGCAGAAAAGAGAGAAGCAGCAATTAAAGATGTTGCAAGTCGACAAGGTCAAAACTTTAACCCAGCACAAGGTACTCAAGAAACTAGCAAAGATGAAAACACTATGCTACGTTCTTTCGACATGGGCAAAGCGGTTAGAGATTTGGCTAAAAAAGGACGATTGGACGGAGCAGAAGCAGAATTGATTGGCGAAGGTGTTAGCGAAGCACGTGAAGCTGGTATTCAGTCTGGAGGTTTACGCATTGTAATCCCTAGCAAGTACACCGAAAAACGTACCGATATTGACCAAACCACTTCGGCTATTCAGCCAGTAACGGTTGGACGTTATACTGAAGCACTACGTGAGAATGCGGTTTACGCTAACGTACCAGGTATCAACGTTTACACTGGTTTAAGCGGTGACATGAAGCTACCAGTAACTGCTAAGCAAACACTTGCATGGGCAACTGCTGAGAATAGTGCTGCTGCTGATGGTGGTGCAAACTTTACTAAGGACACACTAGCACCAGTACGTTTGACTGGTTATGTTGACGTTTCTAACCGAGTTCTAGCACAAAATGGAACTGCCGCAATGAACGCAGTAATGACTGACTTAGGGCGTTCAGAAGCTGAGTTAATCAACACGGCTATGTTCTCAACTGCATCAGTAGCAAATGCACCTGGCGCACTAGCTGCAACTTCTGGAGTGTTGACATTTACTGAGGAGGCTGCACACTCTTATGGTGTATCAGTACCAAAGGATTTGTTGAGTGCAATGCGCACAGTTGCCAACGATCACGGATTGACTGGAAACCACTCTTACATTCTTTCAACTGAGTTAATTGCTGACGCATTAGCTGGTGTTAATGTAGCTGGTATCACTCCAACAATCACAGAGGGTGGTTACAACCGATACACAATTAACGGAATGAATGCATTCTTTACAACTGGTGCAACTAAGGTAGCTGGCACAAGCGGAGACGGTATCTTCGGTGACTTCTCAAGAGTTCACTTCGGACGTTGGGGCGGTCTCAACATCTTGGTTGATCCGTACACGGTAGCTGGTAACGACCAAGTGCGATTGGTGGTTAACTCTAACGTTGACTGGTCACTAGTACAAGGTGCTGCATTTGTTAAATTCACTTCATTGACATAATATGAAGGTATTAGCAAAACATCCATTGTTTCAATTTGGTATCCAAGCCTATAAAGGTGCGGAAGCGGAAGTATCTGACAAGCTAGGCAAAGAACTAGTTGAGTTGGGATTTGCTACCGAAATAAAAGCTGAAAAGAAGCAAGGTAGAAAAGCGAAAACTGAGAAGTAGGTAATAAATGTGATGGGGGCGAAGCTGGAAAGCCTAGCCCCTTATTTTAAAGCGATATGAGAATACTAAGAACACAGAAGCCAGCAGGGTTAGCGATAGGATTAGAAGCGGTTAAAACGCATCTAAGGTTGTTGGGTTATGACGATGAGAATAGCCTAGTGGCTAGCTATGTCTATTCGGCTTGTGAGTTCATTTTTCAGCGCACTTGGAAAGTTATACAAAGTGCAAGCTATACGGCTTATCTAGATGACTGGAATAACTACAACGGAGAATATAGCTACAATCACCACTATTACCGAGATTACCGCAATTACAAAGATGATTGCGATATAAAAATAAAAATGCACCCAGTAACGTCACTTGATAGTATTAAGTATTACGATGCTGATGGAGTGCAACAAACAATGGTTGACGGAACGGATTACTTCTATTCAATCAACGGCAACTTTGCGAGGATAAAGTTTTTAGAAAAACCAACCTTGCAAGATAACCGATACGATGCGATAGAGATAGCATTCACGGCTGGATATTCAAACCAATTTGACATACCAGACGACTTAATCCATTGCTTAAAGATATTGGTAGCGGATGCGTTCAACAATAGAAATAGCCAAACGGCTGGAATGACCGTAAACGAAAATAAGATACCACAGAGCGTTGATATGATACTAGCGAATAACAGTTTAAAAGACTTCGGATAATGTGGGACATTGGCAGATATGAAAGGCTAGTAACAATCATGCGCCCAACGGTGACAAGTGATGCGAGTCATGCGCCCGTTGAGACGTTTGCAGAGTGGCAGAAATGCTACATGAGCAAGCAAGACAAAAGAGTGTCAGAGGGCATGGAACAAGACAAGAATACTGGCGATAGATATACAATCTGGAAAACGGCACGACCAGTATCAGGTTTGACTTTAAAGGACCAGCTATTGTTAGATGGTGTGACATACGAGATACAAGGCATTAGAGAATTAGGTAGAGAGCGTTTGGAGATTGAAACGATAACCAAGTATTAATGAATTTTAGCATTGACATACAAGGTTTTGACGATGTTATTAATAGCATACAAAAGCTAGAAGATAGCGTTAAACGTCGTGAATTGCTAAAGATATTTAAACGGCAAGCGAAGCAGCCGCAACAGATAATGAAGCGGCAAATAAAAGATGCTAAACGAACTGTAACGTATCACCGAAACAACAACATAAAATATAAACCAGGAAACCTACGAAGAAGCATTAAGACATTTACTGGTCGCAACAAAGAGGGTGCAACGGTGTACATTGGTCCACAAGCTAAAAAAGCAGAGGGTTCTGGTTACTACGGATACTTTGTGAACTATGCAAAAGGTGATATTCGCAAAGGCAATAAAAACTTCCACTACATGCAGCGCACATTCTCGTTTGTTGAAACGATTATAGGTAATAAAATGAGTGCAGAGGTTAAGAAATATTTGGAACACAAAGAGCGTAAACTAGGATTTGAAGTAGTAAGATGACATTTGAAGATGCAATAGGGGATATTTTAAAGGCAAACAGTAATTTGACTGATTTGTGTAGTAACATCTACGGTGGCATTGCTCCGCAGAATGGTTCACTTCCTTATATCGTTTTTAATCGAAGCGGTCAAATACCTACACCAGACAAGCAAGCCAATAATATCGGTGACTTATTGCTAGAGGTAGACATTTATGCAAGTGGCTACAATGAAGCTATAGAGATAGCCGATGCAGCACGGGAAGCACTAGATTTAGCAACTGGAAGCTACACGGGATTTGATTTTAGCCGTGCGAGGTTTGACAGTCAAAGTAGTGTTGACTATGATCCAGAGAATAGAGCATATTACACCCTACAAGGGTACATAATTTGGTATAAATACACATAGAATGAAAATAAGATTAACAAAGGCGCACAAGAAGCCTAACGGGAAAAAGATAGCCAAAGGCACTATTATAAGTGTTCACGAAGGGCATCCGTATAAAGACTTTGAGGTAGTAGGTCAGGAAACTGAAACTACCGATGAAACACAATTCAAACAAATTAAAGAAAACGAAAACGAATAATGGCAACAGCAGGAAAATTCAACGGAAATATTTTAGAAATATCTTTCGGTGGCACAGTTTTGACTCATGCGCTACAACATAGCGAATCACACTCAATGAGTCCTAT